TAAATCAACCAAAACGTATTCCACTTGCTACACAAGCAGAAGAACATCAAAGAAAAATGGAACTGGCAAAAGCACAGGGTATCAAGCCTGGCACACCAGCGTGGCACATGCTATGAGTCAAGTAGAATACAAACCAACAAAGTGTCAAAACTGCGGCGACTACAGTCATTGCGGTACAGCCAACTGGCGTGAAGAGCGTGACTACGACGGCGGTTTTAATTTAATCAAAGCATGTGAAAGTTGTAGATGTAGTAAATGTAGTAACCCCAGTTACCAGGACGGATAACAATTAGCCTTGGGACCGTAATCCTCTGGCTAGGGCGGGAACTGCCCTAAAATCAAGCATCGCTACCCTGGTTTTAAAAGTGCCAACTTTACCAAAATACATTGACACTGTTGCAACTATCGTATATACTAGCAAAGTATTTTAAAGGAGTATACATCATATGAGCGTACAATTTGACAGCGAAAGCAAAGCAAAACTAACACAGATTATCAATGAAGGCATGCAAGTAATGAGTGAAGTTGAAGCACTCAACGCCGGCTTGTCTGATACAGTAAAAGCCATTGCCGAAGAAATGCAAATCAAGCCAAGTGTGCTTAAAAAAGCAATTCGCATTGCACACAAAGCCAGTTATACAACTGAAAAAGAAGACCAAGAACTACTTGAAGAAATCCTCACAACCGCTGGACGGACACTATAATCATCAATGAGTTATGTTGACGCTCTATTTGACAGAGACAAAGATCGTATCCATGTAGTAGAACGTGTAGACGGCAGGCGCGAGTATCGTGAATACCCTGCTAGCTATGTGTTTTACTATGCGGATCCTCGCGGCAAGCACAAGAGCATTTATGGTTCGCCTGTGAGTAGATTTAGCAGTCGGAACAACAAAGAGTTCCGCAAAGAACTGCGACTGCAATCGGGCAAACAGATCTTTGAAAGTGATATCAATCCAGTGTTTCGCTGTTTTGAAGAAAACTACAAAGATGATGTTGCACCCAAATTGCAAACAGCGTTCTTTGATATCGAAGTTGACTTTGATCCAGTACGTGGCTATTCGCCAACCAACGATCCATTCAATGCAATTACTGCTATATCTGTTTACTTGCAATGGATGGAACAACTGGTTACACTGGTTATTCCTCCCAAGAACATGAGCTGGGAAACAGCACAAGAAATCTGCGATCAGTTTGAAAACACCATGTTGTTTGAACGCGAAGAAGAAATGCTTGGTGTGTTTTTGGATCTCATCGAGGATGCAGATGTGCTAAGTGGCTGGAACAGTGAGGGTTATGATATTCCTTACACTGTTAACAGAGTGGCTCGAGTATTAAGCAAAGACGACACAAGACGTTTTTGTTTGTGGAGTCAACTGCCCAAGAAGCGTACATTTGAACGCTTTGGTGCCGAAAATATCACATTCGATCTTATTGGTCGTGTGCATATGGATTACATGCAACTGTATCGCAAGTACACATATGAAGAACGGCACAGTTACAGTTTGGATGCTATTGGCGAATATGAACTTGATGAGCGTAAGACTGCTTATGAAGGCACACTGGATCAACTGTACAACCACAACTTTAAACTGTTTATCGAATACAACAGACAAGATACTGCATTACTAGACAAGCTGGACAAGAAACTGCGTTTTCTGTCTCTGGCAAATGAACTGGCACATGCAAACACTGTGCTACTGCAAACCACAATGGGTGCTGTTGCTGTTACTGAACAAGCAATTATCAACGAAGCGCATGAACAAGGATTAGTTGTTCCTAACAGACGTGAACGCTTGACAGATGAGGACACAGCGGCAGCAGGTGCATATGTTGCATATCCCAAAAAAGGCATACATGAGTATGTTGGTGCTATTGACATTAACAGCCTGTATCCCAGTGCCATTCGTGCGCTTAACATGGGTAACGAAACAATCATTGGACAACTGCGTCCAATTATGACTGATCGTTACATCAAGAACAAAGTTGCAAACAAAAGTTCGTTTGCAATGGCCTGGGAAGGACTGTTTGGCACACTGGAATACACTGCCGTTATGAAGCAGGAAGTTGGTACCGAAATTACAATTGACTGGGAGAACGGCGACGAAACTGTACATAGCGCAGCAGAGATTTGGAAGATCATATTTGACAGCAACCAACCTTGGATACTGAGCGCAAACGGCACCATCTTTACCTATGAAAAAGAAGGCGTTGTGCCCGGCTTGCTTGCACGTTGGTATAGAGAACGACAAGAGATTCAGGCAAAACTGCGAGCTGCAACCGATCCTGATGAGCGTGAGTTTTTGGATAAACGTCAGCTGGTCAAGAAGATCAATCTAAATAGCCTGTATGGTGCTATTCTCAATCCTGGTTGTAGATTCTTTGACAAGCGCATTGGGCAAAGCACAACACTAACTGGTAGAGCTATTGCACATCACATGGACAGTTTTGTAAACGAATGTATCACAGGAACATATGATCACGTTGGTGATGCTGTTATCTATGGTGACACAGATTCAGTTTACTTTAGTGCATGGCCTATTATCAAGAAAGACGTTGAAGCGGGCAATATGGAGTGGAGCAAAGAAATTTGCATACAACTGTATGATGCTATCAGTGATCAGTTAAATGACAGTTGGCCTGCATTTATGGAACAGGCATTTCATGTTCCAAGATCAAACGGTGTAATTATCAAAGGCGGTCGAGAACTTATTGCTGATAGAGGATTGTTTATTACCAAAAAGCGTTATGCAGTTAATATTTTTGATCTTGAAGGCAAGAGACTTGATGTTGAAGGCAAACAAGGCAAGATCAAAGCAATGGGCTTGGACTTGAAGCGTTCAGATACACCAGTTGTAATTCAAAAGTTCTTGATGACACTGCTAACTCGTGTGCTTGCTGGCGCACAACGCGAAGAGATCATTGAGATGATCAAGAGCTTTAAGTATGACTTCAAAGAACGTCCGGCGTGGGAAAAAGGTTCACCTAAACGTGTTAACAACTTAACCAAGTACAGTGCTGAAGAGAAGAAGCTGGGACGAGCCAACATGCCCGGACATGTTAGAGCAGCTATGAACTGGAATTCAATGAAGAAGATGAACAGTGATAACTATTCACAAAGCATAGTTGATGGTATGAAAACTATTGTGTGCAAGCTCAAAGCAAATCCTCTTAACTGGACTTCAATTGGTTATCCCACAGACGAGTTACACATTCCGCAATGGTTCAAAGACTTGCCTTTTGATGATGCAGCAATGGAAGCAACTGTGGTGGATCAAAAGATTGACAACTTGTTAAGTGTGCTAGAATGGGATCTGGCACAAGAAACAGACACCAGCAATACCTTTAGCAGTTTGTTCGAGTTTGAATAATGAAACTTAGTACACTTTTAACTTATCGTTTATTACTGGATGATATTGATGTTATTGAATCTAGACAGCATTTAGAAAATCTGCTTGGTGGCATCAAACGCGACCTAAACACGTTAGATATTGATTTTAACAACTTAAAAGAAAAGATCAAAACTCGATCAGACACTATTATTGACAATGTAACCGAATTAGACAAAGAGTTAGAAGAGTTTAAAAAGCAACTTATATCATTCTTTGATACCATTGAGCAACCTTACTTTAAGCAATCAGAACAAATATATTTTGATGCAATGAAAGATACTGCATTATATAAACTTGATCGGTTAAGATTTAAAGATCTGCTATATCATGAGTCGACAAGAGAAATATTTTATAACCGAGTAATGTCATACACATCATGGAAATATCCAGGATTACAATTAGGGCCAGGTCTCGGAGAAGTTACTGATATTATGGTTGCACTTGACCCACTATATTTGGCTGACACAGATCAAGATATGTTCATCGAAGTTAAAAAACTTTGGCAAGATATGTATCAAAGAAGATTGCGATACTATGTAATTGATGAAACAAAAGACAATCCACTTGAAAAATTACCAGCTAGCCAAATTGGATTGATTGTTGCAGTAGATTATTTTAACTTTCGTACGTTAGATATGATTGAAAAATATCTTGCCGGTATGATGCACATTTTGCGGCCTGGCGGTACAGCTATTTTTACCTATAATAACTGCGATTATCCGATTGGTATTGACAACTTTCAAAATTTATACTATTGTTATACTCCCGGGCGAACAATAAAAAAAATGTGTACAAATATGGGTTTTAAGATATTGGCTAGTTTTGATTTAGAACACAACGTAAGTTGGATCGAAATACAACGCCCAGGAAAGATTGATACTTTACGTGGCGGCCAAAGCATTGCAGAAATTAAAAATTTACTATAATCAACGGAGAAAAATAAATGAGAGACTATCTACTAGACTTGGTTGAACACAGCTATGATTTGGGCTGTATTGACCTTATTAAAATTACAGGCACAGACAAGGAAACAAACATTGATGGTCTAGCAGAAGACAAAAGTGTTGTGCTAAACGCAAAGTTTCATACGCCAGTAGCAGAGTTTATGGGTACATTTGGTATGCCCAACTTGGCCAAGCTAAAGATCTTGCTTAACATTGGAGAATACAAAGAAGGCGCCGATATTTCTGTAACACGCCAAGAGCGTAACGGTGAACAAGCCGCAGTTGGCTTGCATTTTAAAAATGCTGCTGGAGACTTTAAAAACGACTATCGCTTTATGGTAAGTGAAATTGTTTCCGAAAAGCTAAAAACTGTCAAGATGAAAGACGTTAACTGGACTGTAGAGTTTGAACCTACAACTGCTAGCATTATGCGTCTCAAGATGCAAGCACAAGCAAATGCAGAAGAAACAACATTCCAGACCAAAACTGAAGATGGTAACTTGAAGTTCTTGTTTGGCGATCACAGCACACACGCCGGCGACTTTGTGTTTCAGCATGATGTAGCAGGCAAACTGACACGCACATGGAGTTGGCCGGTGCAGCAATTTATTGCAATCATGAATTTGACTGGTGATAAAACTGTGCGTATTTCAGATGAAGGTGCAACAAAGATCACAGTCGATAGTGGTATTGCTGTTTACAACTATATCTTGCCGGCACAGAGCAAGTAGTGATTTTAGACCACACTGATCAAAAACTGCCTGATGTTTGGGGATTGCTATTCATTGATTGTTGGGATTGGCCCGAACATCAGGAGTTTCATAATTGTGTAGTTGAAAATGTAAAAAAAATAAATTATACTAGTACTGTTTGTTCAAATGCAGGCAATTTGAAATTGAGCCCGGTGTTAGAAAATAAAATTTTTAATAGTGATACTATCCATCTAAATAGTCCGATTGAGTTTGAGCAACAAACACATGCAGTTAACAATTGGATAGTTGTTGGGGCAGCTTGGGCTATATGTGTTCATCATGGACCAATGGGTCTTATTAAGACAAAAAGTATTTTAGATCATCAATTCTATGTTTTTCCAAATTGGAGCATACTTACTGAAATGAATGAATATATCACCAAAAAAGAATTACACGAAGACTGGTGCACTTGGGGTAAGATTACAAACGAGTGCTACCGGTTTATAGGCGGGCGCAATGAAGCAAGATAATTTAACTGAAAAACAAAAAGACTATGCCATATTCCTTCCGGCTATTAGCAGTTTTTATGCTGGCTACATTGGTAAAGAACGCTATCCTGATCAAGTGAGCACAATAGGTGACAGACTGCCCAAAGGATTGGGCAATATGGAATCAATGAATTGGCTTAACAGCAAGGAAGGGTTATTCCCTTACAAGTACAGTTTGTACAGTGCTGGACACGCTGACATGGACCTAAGCAAGCATGTACCCAAAGAGGACATGGTTCGTAACAGGGAAGCAGATACTATTATGCTTGCTGATTCAGGCGGATTTCAAATTGCCAAAGGTGTATGGCCTGGCCAGTGGGCTGATCCAAAAGACAAAAATGCAGAGAAAAAACGCGAGCAAGTTATTGCTTGGCAGATGGGCATTGCTACACATGGCATGACCATGGATATTCCTACATGGACTTACCTGGATAAGAAAGCAAGTGAGCTCTGCGGCATTCACAGTTATGATGATGCTGTGAACGCAACTCACTTCAATAACGAGTTTTGGATGGCCAATCGTGGCGGCGATCTCAAAATCCTAAATGTACTACAAGGTAGCAATCACGCAGAAGCAGATCATTGGTATGACAAAATGAAAGGCTTTTGTAGCGACAAAGTAGATCGTCCGTTTGATGGTTGGGGCATGGGCGGACAAAACATGTGTGATGTGCATCTTGTGCTAAAGAGATTGGTTACACTTATTCACGAAGGCTTGTTGGAAAAAGGTCAGCATGATTGGATGCACTTCCTAGGCACAAGCAAACTGGAATGGGCATGTTTGCTCACTGACATACAGCGCAGTGTGCGTCGTCATGCTAATGAAAACTTTACTATCAGCTTTGACTGTGCAAGTCCATTCCTTGCTACAGCAAACGGACAGGTATACAACAGCATACGCATTGAAGATCGCGGCAAATGGAGTTACCAAATGGAACCCACTGTTGACAACAAAAAGTATTCTGGTGATAGTACACCATTCCGTGATGCAGTGCTTGCCGATGGCGTACACAAACTGTTTGAAGATAG